AACGCAAAAGAAATACTTGCTTCAACCATGAAGGAAGAAATTAGCGAATTAGTAAAAGAGTCTATGAAACAAGATGAGACTGACAAAGAATCTGAGTTTACCGAAGAAATGACTGAGGCAGACGAAGAGGATGAAACAGAAGAAATTGAAATGGATTTTGACACTGAGGAAGATTCAGATGAATCTGAAGAATTGGAAGATTCTGAAGATGAAATGGAAATGGACTTAGATATGGATGATGAAATGGAAATGGATTCTGATTTAGAAGATGAAACAGATGTGATTGATTTAACATCAGCTTCTGACGAAGAAATTCTAAAAGTATTTAAATCTATGTCTGCTGAAGATGAAATTACTGTTACTAAAGACGGTGACTACATTCATTTAACTGACGAAGATGACGAGTACTTGATTCAAACCGAAGGAGAGCTTGAAACCGAGCTTGAAGAAGGTTGGGAATCTGAAGAAGAACAAGAATTAGAAGAATCTGATGAGGAATTAGAAGAAACTATTTATGAGATTTCTTTTGACGATTTTGAAGATTTTGATTCTGAAGAAGAATATGATTTTAAGAAAGATTTAGAAGATTTTGATGAGAAATCTGAGTTTTATTCTGAAATGGAAGAATCTACATCTATTCATGAAAAGTATGACCATAAGAAAGGTTCAAAAAGTGTTAAACCAAAAGTTGGTAAAGGGGCTAAAACAGGTTCTGCGTCTAAATTCTCTTATAAAAATAACAAAGGAGGATTTAAAGAAGAAATGCCAAAGGCTGACCCTACCAAATTTGCAGGTAAAGTTAAAAAATTCGAGTTTAAAGAAACAGATTTAAGTGCAGCATCTGAAAAAGAAGCTAAGGCATTTGCATCTAAGAAAAGTGAGACTAAAGAAGCATCTCGTACATATGGAATGGGATGGAGAAAAGACGCACTACCTAAAGGTGCAAGAGCTGGTTCTAAACAAGCTAGAATGAGAACTGAGTCTGTTATTGATGAGGTTGAAATGTTAAGGTCTAAAAATGAAGAATACAGAAAGGCACTTAATTTATTCCGTGAAAAATTGAATGAAGTAGCGGTTTTCAATTCAAACTTGGCATATGCAACTCGATTATTTACTGAACACTCAACATCTAAACAAGAAAAAATTAACATCTTGAGAAGATTTGATTCTGCTGAAACACTTAAAGAATCTAAAGCATTATACAAAACAATAAAAGATGAACTTTTATCTGATAATACTGTGACAAAATCAATCAATGAATCAATTGAAAGAGTAATTGAACGTGAACCACAATCAGGTTCGGCAATTAATCTAATTGAATCTAAGACGTATGAAAACCCTCAGTTTTTAAGAATGAAAGACATCATGGCAAAAATTGCCAAATAAAAAAAATAAATAATAAAATAAAAACCAAAAAATAAAATGGGAGCATTATTAGAATCAGGTCTTGTTGGTAACATTGGTCTTAAGCACCTTAAAGTTATCAAAGAAGATACTATTAACAAATGGGACAAATTAGGGTTCCTTGAAGGTCTTCGTGGCCACCTAAAAGAAAACGTAGCTCAGTTGTATGAAAACCAAGCTTCGCACTTAATAAACGAATCAACTTCAACTGCGGACTCAGGTTCGTTTGAAACCGTTGTATTCCCAATCATTCGTCGTGTATTCTCTAAGCTTTTGGCTAACGAGATTGTATCTGTACAGGCTATGAACTTACCTGTTGGTAAATTGTTCTACTTTGTACCACGTATCCAAGGATGGACAGGTGCAACTCCAGCAGTTGCTAATGGAAATCAAAATGGTCACTACGCACCATTCGGTTCACCAAACGGTCCTGCATCAGTTAACGCTGGTTATGGTACAGACACAGGAGCTATCGCTAAGAACACTTACGATTTGTTCTATGAAGGTACTGAACCATCATTAGACCCACCAGGATTGTTTGACTACTCAAAAGGTCGTTATTCTTGGTTGTCTGCAGCAACTAACACTGTTGTTTGGAATACATCTGGTAATTTACAAGTTTCAGGATACGGTTCTGGCGAATATCGTAAGATATTGGTTGCAATGTCAGGTTTCTCTAACTCAGGTGCTGGTAAGATTATTGGTCCTGATGGACAAGAAATGGATACTGAATCTTTCTTATCAGATTTAACAATCCTTCCAACTCAAGCATCTATCGGAGGATTAACATTCTCTACTACCACTCCATTATTATTCCGTGTAGTAACACAGAAATATGGACAAGGAATGGTACAGTACGGTTCATCAACAACAACTACTTGGCCAACTAACGGTAATGGTGGTACTTATTTTGATATTTGTACACCAAACGGAGTTATCTATTTAGAAATTGATTTACAAGTACCTGCATGTATCGCTTGTGGTCAATCTACACCTGATGGATATAGTGGACTTACTTTCACTTCTGCAGTATCTGCTACAACTGCTAGTAACCCATTCACGGCTTACTTTAAGCGTTATGAAGAATTAGAATTCGAAGACAGAATTGGTGAAGTTTCTTTTGATTTAGAATCAGTAACTGTTTCTGTGACTGAAAGAAAGTTAAGAGCACAATGGTCACCAGAACTTGCACAGGACGTTGCGGCATTCCACAACATTGACGCTGAAGCTGAATTAACAGCTTTATTGTCTGAACAAGTGGCTGCTGAAATCGACCGTGAAATCTTACGTGACTTACGTAAAGGTGCAGCTTGGACATTACGTTGGGATTACAACGGATGGAAGCGTCTGAATAACCAAGCAACTCCGTATACTCAAAAGGACTGGAATCAAACTCTTATCACTGCGATTAACCAAATCTCAGCTCAAATCCACAAGTCAACTCTTCGTGGTGGAGCTAACTGGATTGTAGTATCTTCTGAAATCTCTGCGATTTTCGATGACTTACAATACTTCCACGTTTCTAACGCAGCACCTGAGCAAGACCAGTACAACATGGGTATTGAGAGAATCGGTACATTGGCAGGTCGTTACCAAGTATATCGTGACCCATACTTCCCACCAAACACTGTGTTGTTAGGTCACAAAGGTACATCGTTACTTGATACTGGTTACATCTACGCACCATACGTACCATTACAATTAACTCCAACAATGTACAACCCATTCAACTTCACACCTATCAAAGGTATTATGACACGTTACGCTAAGAAGATGGTTAACAACCGTTTCTAC